ACGATTTCTTTTGTCATAAAAATTTAGCGACATATGGAACAGAAAGAAGCGCTGCCAACAGTGTTCCAACGCCCAATCCCAAATTTATTCTACTAGATATTTGTTGGGAGCGCTTTTCCTCAATTAAACTCATTGAGTTTAGATGAGATTCAACTATGAGTAATCTGTTAGACACTTTGGCTAAGTCATTAGAGTGTTCCGACACACTTTCGTGTATCCAAGAAGTTTTTTCACATAAGCGAGCAACTTCTGAAGTCAGACGCTCCAAGCTTTTTCTGACTTCTGAATGTTCGATCTGATCATGATTTATCATAAATAATCCTAGATTTCATCATATGTACCATATCGGCAACAATATAAAATGCTTTAGTTGTTTTTTACACAACAAAAAAGGGAGGCCTTTGGGGGCCTCCCTTTTTTTACTGAGCATCCTTACACTTTCTTTCTTACTATTCTTTTCTTTTTTGCTGGGACTTCGAGCAATTTAGAAAAGGTTTCGGGTTTATGAAGACTGAGATTGAGGTGGATATTAAACCACGTAGCAGCTTGAAAAAGTAAGCAATTTTTCGGTGCTGCCAGCATCTTTTCTAGTAATTTTAAATTCTTTTTAGTCATTTCTTCATGTATTTCCCAGGTTGGGCAGTACTTGAATACTTCTTTCAGGTATCGATAAACTTTCGGGCGTTGATCTTCGCTGCAAGAAATTTCAATCCCCAGATTTCTTGCAAAATTAACATAAACTCTCGTGTCCAGCTCATATTCACGTATGTATTTAGTTCTTGCCACAAAGTTTGGACCCATGTGCATTTCATAATTCAACGGATGATTTTTTACTTCAGACATTTCAAACCTGTAAATTTTCTGTGCTGCCTCGTACTTCTCTCTGAGAGTCGGCGCGCTTGGAGGCTCTACAATCTCTTCTATTACTTCAGAACCTACCAGTTCAACATCTTCTATTACTTCTTCAAAAGATTCTGGTTCTATGTCCACTTCTGGAACTAATTCTATCGTAATATCTTCAGCAACTACTTGATCCAATTCTTCTACAATTTCTTCAACAGGTTCTGTAGAAACTAACTCAAGATCTAAATTTGACTCGATAATCGGATAGATCGCAGCCCCCGCATTTTCAAGAAGTTCTACGGTCTCTGTTCGAGAAATTTCAACTTTATCTAAAACGCTGTTCATCTCATCTATTTTTTTATCTAGTTTAGTTAAGCGAGCTTGCGCGGCAGTTATCCTGGCAGCCGCCTTGAATGATCTTTCTTTTGTCCAAACAATACGTTGTCTTAACTTAATTATTCTACTGTCAGTTTTAACAACCCGCTTTTGTGCTGCTATTATTGCTCTTTGTCGTGCGTTCATTGCTATCTCCTAGAAGGTAAAAAACGATAATCAACTAAGAGATAGCATACTCTATTTACTCTAATATGCAATACTTTTATTGCATAATATACTGCACATTCAACTGAAGGCTTTTCTTTCCTTGGTACTCATTGACGTCTAAACGGTAAGCAATATGCAAGGAGGCTCCAGATAACACCTGCGCATCTTTCGTACAGTTAAAAGCAATCGCTCCAATAGGATCTATCCCCCCAACCGAAAGTTTTAGTCTTGTATGTAGTCCATTAAGAGATTTGGCTTCCACGCATTGAAAGATTCCGTCAAAAATAGGTTCTGGGAATCCCTGTCCCCAAGGGCCAGCAGCGCGGATCTCCTCAGCGAGACTTAATGTTAAATCCTTGGGATTAATCTCACCATCGGATAGAATTTCTTCGGATAGGTCTTCTGGTTTCAATCTGCACCTTACCTCCTTATCAAATTCTTTAGAGAAAAAATCAAATTTGTTCTTTGGAATTTTTAGACCCGCAGCCATCGCATGACCTCCAAAAGCTAAAATTAATCCAGGATGCTGCCGCGCAAGACTATCAAGCGCATCCCTCGCATGTAGTCCTGGAATACTTCTCATAGATCCACGAAGAGTTGAGTTATCTCCATTAGCAAAAGCAATCACCGGGCGATGATATTTATCTTTAATTCGTGAAGCGAGAATCCCGATAACGCCTGGATGCCACCCCTCTTTAAACAAAGCAAGACCCCAAGGTAAATCTCCATCCATTTGGATAGACTCCAAATTCTCTAACGCCTGATCTTTCATTTTTGATTCAACACTGCGCCGACTTAAATTAAAATCATTTAGTTCTTTAGCAAGTGGCAGAGCTTGCTCCCTACTCTCCGCGAGTAGGCATCGAACTCCTACTGCCATATCATCCATGCGACCTGCGGCGTTAAGCCGAGGTCCTATTTTAAAACCAAGATCTGTTGCAACCAATTGTTGATGATTACAACCTGCCATTTCTAAAATAGCTGAAACGCCTGGACAAGCATTTCCACTTCGAATTCTTTGTAGTCCTTTTTGTACTAGAATTCGATTGTTATGATCCAATGGGACAACATCCGCTATAGTTCCTAAGGCTACTAAATCTAATAGCGCGGTGAGGTTTGGTTCGGGTCTACCAAGATTAAACCAACCAGTTGCTCTTAGCTGCGCCCTAAGCGCCATCATCACGTAAAAGATAACTCCAACCCCGGCCAGATTCTTACTTTTGAACTTATCATCACGTCTGTTCGGATTGATGATTGCGTTCGCAGGCGGAAGTGCAGCTCCAGGAATATGATGATCTGTAATTAACACTCGTATTCCAAGATTGCGCGCAATGGCAACCTCTTCCACGTTTGATATCCCACTATCAACAGTGATAAGTAATCCTGGAGACATCTCTTTCACTTTTTCAACAATTGGAATCGTGAGTCCGTATCCGTGGATTAATCGATTTGGAATCACATAACCTACATTCTTGGCACCCATTAATTGGAGAGCTTTTACACCAACTGCGCACGCTGTTGCCCCGTCCGCATCAAAGTCTCCAACAATGACAATCCCCTCCCCACTTTTAATAACATCTGCGAGTAATTTCACAGCCGGGACTATCCCCGTTAAATCTCTCGGATGTAATAAATTTTTTATAGACAGATCTTGGCGCTCTGTGAGTCCACGTCCTAGATACACACGTTCCAGGACAGGATGGACATCCATTTTTTTAGAACTGCGAACTATTTGTCGACGAGTGATTTTCATAAGTTCTCCATAAAAAAGGTCCTCACATTGTGGAGGACCCTGGTTCTAGTTAATTCAGCAGCTTTTCGATGTCTTTCACTATCTGAATAGCTTCTTCACATGAATAAGCAACATGGACGTGAAAACCGACATTTTTTAAATAACGAATGTATTCCTCCTGTTCTTTACTAAGAGTGCCTTTTTTTGATTTCATTTCTATGAAAAGGCGTAGATGCGGAATAAATAGATCTGGCACACCTCGATCTACTCCTTCTAATTTTAGTTGATGTCCTGCAATCACTGAGCTTATTGAATCACCCCGACTCCCGCCATTGGGAATAGCAAAAATTTTGTGCTTTGGGTGAGATAATCGAAAAAATCTTACGAAAGCTACTTGTTCCTCGTGTTCACTCAACCCATTTTTTTCGGCTTTCAGACTGAAAGTTAGTTTCATAACGATATCCTCAATTCACTCAACTTAGTTCTTTCAATGTGATCGCCGCTCAGAGATGGAGGCATAACTACTACTTCCTTCTCATTTAAAAATCTAGCAAAATCAAACAACTTGCGACCTGAGAAATTATTTTTATACTGCCAGAAAAAAAACATTTTCCCGGGTTTACTAACAACTAGGGGGTCTGAATCAGCTAATTCATTATACGTTTCACATAATGAAGCGTACAAAAGAAACGGACTTTCTCCGCAAACTTCTAGGACTGTTACTTGCGATACGAAGCCAGCAAGTATTCCAACATTTTTTTTCAGAGAGTTAAAGTCTTCGTGAATCTTGTGCAGATCTCTTGTCGAAGATCTACGCACTGCTCTCATACTGCTGTCTAAAGTGACTACTTGAAACCCTGCTTTTGCATAACTTACCGCATAATCTAATACGTTCATTTCTTTACTCCTAGTAAGGAGGGTTGCTAAGCCCTCCAAGGGTTTACAAACTTTTAGCGATTTTTATTGCAAAATGAAGTTGTCTTTCGTTCCACTTTTCTAAAACTGGAACTAATGAAATATCTACATTCTTATTAAGAGCGATTGCTCTTAGTAAGTCCTCTTCATTCAGATTTTTACTACTCAATACATTAAGAATCATCTCAAGACTAACCGATTGAGCTGGTACGGTTGCAGCAGGTGCTACAACGGCTTTTGTCGCAGGGACTATCTGAGCAGCTTCTGCCTTTACAGTCGCCGGAACAGTCTTAACAGCACTAGGTACTACAATTGCTACTTGAGCTGAGACGGTTGATGCAGGTGATAATATTTTATTCATAATGATTCCAAGATCAGCTTCTTCAAACATATTTAATTTCCCGGACCTGTCTTTCGACATATATTTCGAATCAGTCTGACATTGTAAAAATCTGACGTATTTTTCATTTTTTTTCTCTATTCTTAAAGCAAAGACTTCGTCGAAAACATAAGGCAACAGATTACACATTTTAGCTCCTGGAAGCGAAGGAGCATATAAAATCCTCCCCAATTCATCTATTTCTTTTTCTTGTTTGCACGTTACGTATACATGCTTATCTAAATCCCGAAATTGTCTCGATTTATTCATTATGTAGTCTTGAGTAACTAGATACGCTTGTCTAGGCTCCTTTGTTTTTTTCTTCTCTTCTTGAAGAATTACTTCTGCTATTTCTGACAAACTATCAATAGCTACGCACTTATAATCTGCAGCTTCTTTACTGTCTTTTAACCACGCATACACATTTTCTAAATCATTTGCAGTATTGATTTCTATATACTCTAAACTCAAACTGTTTAGAGATAACAACCCAGCTTCAGAAGATAAAATAATTGTCTTTTCTTTTATCGTCTTTATTAGCTGGGTTTTCCCAGCCCCAGCCACTCCATAAACCAAAAAATTCAAAGTAGGATATATTAAATCTTTTGTGTTTTTGATAATCATAAGCTCCTCCAGGAGCAAAAAGAGATAAAAAAAGAAGGGAAGGACTTGTGTCCTTCCCAAGGAGCGAACTACAAATCTCTGTCTATAAAGCGATCTAGCCAGACAACATCATCTATTCTACATCCCGTCTCAAAAAAATCACATTCAGAGCATCTTCCGTATTGACACAAAATTTCATTTTTTTCAAAATTTTCAAAATATAATCCTTTCAAATTTTCTGCTAACGTCTCTTCAATTAGCAAGTTCATGAGATCTAAATTGTAAATCTCTCCGATTTCATTATTCATTTTCTTTACTCCTAGAGGGAGGGCTTATCGGCCCTCCTTTTTTTTTGAGGGTGGAGAATCGACTACAATACGCACTTCTTGTTTGACGAATCTATGTAGAAATACGATCCGTTCCGAGTTCTTCTGAACTCAAAACCCGGACCTTTAAATCCGTTTCTTTTTGTGCTTATCGCCCCAGGCGTGACCCTCATCAGTTCTTCAAACTCTGAAACAACAGATGTTCCACGATTTTCCGCTCTATTTGCAGCTCTAAGCGCTAAATATTCTGACTGATTCATTTTCTTTACTCCAGTGTGGACTGAATCTTTATTGATTCAGTGAGAACATTATCTATTAACTATTTTATAAATGCAATATTTTTATTCTATCTCTAAAGAGATACAGTGTTTCTAGTTATGCAAGATAAAAAAAAGGGCTGCATAGGCAGCCCTCCCAAGGTGATCTTAAAAACTAAAATGGAACGTCGTCATCAATACTAACGCTTCCGACAAAATTTTCAACTTCGTTCTTCTTTCCATACCCAAAGCTTTCTTGGACTTTCACTTTCACCCTTACCGACGCGTTTACAAACGCGTCGGTATCATTAGTATCTTCAAGTCCCGCAAAAAACAAAAAGTTTCCAAGTTTTTCACGCGCAATCTTACGAACAACTTCTGTTTCATGGATGATATTGAATGCGCTATAAAAATACTTATTTTTATAGTCCCCATTTAGTACCACAAACTTTAGATCTAAAAAACTACCGCCGGTTTTCGCTGTTTTGAGCAACGATGTCGCGCACACAACATCATACTCTCCTGCCGGCAATAACGCTGCCCCGACTAAATTATTTACACTCTTGATTGTAAAATCTAAAATTGCCATCTTTACTTCTCCGGGTTGAACTGCAATAAAAATATGCTATCATTCTCTTTTTCAAAACACAAGGAAATTCTATGACTACTCAAGAAGTACTTGATTTTTTTGGAAATATAAATAAGACAGCTAAGGCTCTCGCTATGAAAAGACAAAACGTCGGAAAATGGGGAGAGCATCCTCCGATTTTCGCGCAGTGGCAGATAGAGCTTATAACTAAAGGATCTTTGAAGTCGGAATCTTACTACAAAAGCGGAGTTAAGAAATGAATGTATCTTTTTGTTTGTTGACGCAATTAGACTCCCCAGGAATCGGAAAAACCGTTTCTTTAAAAAATGGAAAAGTAGAGAAAAGTAGTGGAAAGGCATTACGCAACACATCAATAGAAGCAAAAACACTAGATTTCTTTCAAGAGTTTCCGAATTTTCTTGACACGCTTAAACCGACCAACGCTTTGATCTACACTCGCTGTAAAGCGGGGGATGGGATAATTTACGGCGATAGCGAAAAACGCGGAATTACTAAAACACGTTCGAATTTTGAGTATGAGAAAAAACCGGGCATCATGATGTTCGACTTTGATGTCATGCCGGCCGACATAGACGCACTCGAATACTGCCAGGACACTCTGAAATTTATTATTGGACATGAGCATCCTACAATTTTTAAAGCCTCGGCTGGAGCTAATATTTTTTTAGAAGAAAAAGAGTTGAAGGGGACTACGGGAGTACGCGCGCTCATGCTAGTCGCTGATACTAGTGAGATACCCGCTATCATAAATCTACTAATAATACGCATGAGTGAAAAAGGACTCTCACGTGTTGAGATTTCAGATTTAAATAAAAAAACGGTGAAATATCCGATCGATCATCTTATCTATCAACCGGAAAGGATGGACTATGCGGGTGGAGCACTTTGTCTAGATGGACTAACACAGCGTCGTCACAACGCTGTGTTAGTAAACGAAAGTTATCCGCTTCTTACTCTTGCGTCAATCGAAGTTCCTAAAATTGAACTAGAACGCGCTGAAATTGAACAGAAAGAAATCAAGGAAGGAAAGGTAACGGCTACAAAGAAACAAGCGATACAAACGAAATCAGAGTCTCTCACGTCCAGCGCACCCACACTCGTAGAGGGGGGTAGAAATAATGGGTTAATATCGTGGGCAGGGCAACTAAGAAATGCAGGGTGCTCTTACGAAGTTATCTTGTTCGCTCTCCGCGAAGCGAATTTAACACGTTGCATTCCAGCCCTCGACGATAGAGAAGTTGAGACAATCGCAAGAAGTGCAGCTAGATATAAAGCTGGAAAAGATATTGCATTAATAGCTTCTTCTGTTTCATTCGACTCCTCATCGGCAGAAAAAAATATAGAAATGGGATATCACATGATTCCCGGCTCTAAACTTCTAAGTGTGCGAAGAGGCTTAGAATGGATAGTAAAGGGAATTATTCCCAAGGGGTTTTCGATGATTTTCGGAGAGTCGGGAGTCGGGAAAAGCTTTTTTGCAATAGATCTCGCATGCAGAATAGCGAGCGGACTTTCTTTTAATAAAAAAGAAGCAAAAAAAGGGAAAGTAGTTTATTTGGCTGGGGAGGGTCACTACGGTTTTGCACTTAGAGTTCAAGCCTGGGCTACTCATAATCAAATAGAAGATTCTAATAATTTAGATAATCTACTTGTGAGTAGTAGCTCTATCTCAATAAATGAAACAGATTCGCTAGATACAATAGAGCAATCTATTCGCGTTCACTTTAAAGATAAACTAATTTCAGCAGTGTTTATAGACACGCTCAGTAATCACTTAGCAGCTGATGAAAATAGTGCAAAAGACACAAGCGTATTCCTACAAAAATGCGCTCAGTTAAGCAAAAGACTAGGAGGTGCTGCAATAATTCTAATACACCATTCAGGCCTCGCAGGCGAATCACGAGCAAGAGGATCAAGCGCATGGAAAGCAGCGATGGACGCCGTGATTTTTGTAAAGAAAGTAGACGATTTCGGAATAGAAGTAGTCTGCACTAAGCTAAAAGAATCTGAGTTTTTTAATACTCTATCCGCCACAATAGAATCTAAAGAATTGGGTTGGGAGGATGAAAATAAAAAAGTCACTGGCGGAGTCTTTGTAGTCGAACAACAAGCTACATTAAGTAGAAAATATATTCAATTTGCAGATGAAAAAGAAATTGCGCTGGCGTGTTTTAAAACCGAGGGAGAGATTGTAAATAACATGCCATTTTTCTCTAAAACTACCGCACTTAAGTATCTCACTGAAAATCTTGGAAAAACTGAGAAATCAGCGAAGAATATTGTAGCACCAGGAGCGGTCAATGGCTTTATCTACGTTCTAAAAAATGCAGGGTATTTGAAAGTAGCAAAAGAAGGATGGATCATCACAGACTCGTCAGTATTGAACTAACTCGCATCAAGCCAACTATCAGGAAATTACGGATAGTTGGCCATCCCCATAAAATCAAAAACGTTCTAAAAGCGCTCTATTTTTAACGCTAGAACTTCGTGCTTATCATTTCATAGATTCCGCCAGAAAACTCAATACAAGCGAAATTAGACGCATGTGAAGTGTGCTTTACGCTTGAAGGAAAGCAGCAGGTGCGTCGAATGTTATCTAAGTTCTAAACCAACCAGTCCTTGCTCAGCCACCCCCCACCCTATTTTATAGGATGGCGTGGAGCTATATAGAATGCTATCCCATCCGTCCCATAACCGTCCCACACATTATGGGACGGCTTTCTATGCAGCTCTAACAAAAAAATCTATAGGATATTGTATTTTCATAAGGCGTGGACCCCTATTTTTGGCCGTCCCATTTTACCCAATCCCACACCCCCCTTTAGGGGGGGGTGGGATGGGGTTGGGCGGCTGAAAGGGTTGGCATCGGAACGCGGGATGAGTTATACTACTTAAATCAACGGGAGGATCACATGATCACATTTAACAGAAGAGAAATTGCTAAAGCTGTCAAGAATTTAGCGAGTATTACGGAAGATTCCAACGCCTTTCCGCTAAGAGGTTATTTGCTTTTTTGTGAGCAGAATGGAGACTTTAAAATAACTTCGAATGATTTAGAAAAAAGTTTAGTAGCGACTGTCTCTGCAAAAATATCTGGAACAGATATGTGTAATAGATTTTTAATTCCTGCCAACAAATTTCTAAAAATTTGTAATTTTTTAAAAGAAGATGAGGTGAATATCGATGTGTTAATAGAAAGCATAATCGTTAGTGCGGGTAAATCGAAATTTACTTTTTCTAATTTACCGACTGAATCTTTTCAGACCTTCCAAGACTTTCTTGGAATAAATAAAGTACAAATAGAATCGGGCTTGTTTTGTAGAATGATAAAAAAGTGCGAAAGATTTCAATCCAACGCTGATGTAAGAACTCAATTAATGGGGGAATGCATAGAAGTAAAAGATGGCTGGTTTTCTGTTATAGCCTCAGACGGGCACAGAATGTCTCTCCAAAAAACAAAAATACATTCTGACTTGGATGTGAGCGTTGTTGTGCCTCGCGAGGCGGTAGAGATGTTAAAAAAGATTTTAGAAAAAGAAAGTGTGCAGGTAAACTTATTTTTTTCAAATAACTTTATCAAATTGGAATTAGAAAAGTTGGAGGTGTATATAAATTTAATTGATAAAAAATATGTAAATTACAAAATAATACTTAGATCTTCTTCAAAATATAAGATCTTAATAGATAAACTGAAGTTTATAGACGTATTAAAGCGTTCTAGTTTTACAGCACATTCTAAAAACCATGGATGCACTATAACGACTTCGCCCCATGGAATTACAATTACAACAAAAAACGAAGAAAAGGAGAAGTTCGAAGAACTCATAGAAGGGAATTACGATTTTGAATTTAGTGTAAATTTAAATTTGAATTATATCTTAGACGCGCTTGGAGTAATTGAAGAGAAAAAAGTAGAAATAAACTGTAATTCGAACGACGCTCCTGTGATTTTTACAACACAAGATCTTTCTGAAACTTATGTCATCATGCCAATGCGAGAATAAAATGAAAACAACTGAGTTTTGCGATGAAATTTATAAGAAATATCAACTTAGAGATAGTTTTGGAAAAGTAGTTGATAAGGATCGTGAGGATACATTCGCACGAGTTGCTCGTGCTATCGCCGAGGTTGAACTGAGCCAAGACAAGCAGGAAGAGTGGCGAGAAAAGTTTTTATGGGCACTTCGACACGGTGCAATCCCCGCTGGGCGTGTTTTATCTAATGCAGGAGCGATGGAATACAAGCCTGCCACGTCGACTGTCAACTGCACTGTGTCTTGCTTAGTAGAAGATAGTATTGACGGGATCATGCAAGCTGCTAAAGAAGCAGCAATCACGCTGCATACAGGCGCTGGGATTGGATACTGTTTTTCAACATTACGACCGAAAGGGGCCTATGTTTCCGGGGCGGGTTCGTATACTTCTGGGCCGCTCTCTTTTATGGATATCTTTGACAAAATGTGTGCGACCATTTCCTCTGCGGGTGGGAGGCGGGGAGCACAAATGGCGACTCTGCATTGCTGGCATCCCGATGTCTTAGACTTTATTCGCGCTAAGAGAGAACTTGGACGATTTAGTAAGTTCAATCTATCAGTTTTAATCACTGATGAATTTGTAACCGCAGTAGAAAAAGACGGAATGTATCCACTTTTTTTCCCGATTCAAATTAATCACGATTACGATAATTCAGACAAAAACGTTCAACTCATAAAAGTCGAAAACTTTCCATTTTACGAAGATGAGTATCATACGCAAAATGGAATGTTTATCTGTAAGGTTTATAAGGAGATAAAGGCAAGGGAGCTCTGGGACTTAATTATGTCTTCCACATATGACCAGGCGGAGCCTGGGGTTCTTTTTGTTGACAAAATCAATCGTGAAAATAATTTGAATTTTTGTGAAGATATCAATGCGACGAATCCGTGTGGCGAACAACCACTTCCTGAATACGGGGCATGTTTGTTAGGTTCTATCAATCTTACAAAGTTTGTTCAACATCCTTTTACCGACAAAGCTTTTTTCGATTGGACTAATTTAAGTAAAGTGACTTCTATCTTCACCCGTATGCTAGACAACGTTGTTGAAATAAACGGGCTGCCACTTCCGGAACAGCGTGAAGAAATTACTAGGAAGCGTCGCCACGGAATGGGGATTTTGGGCCTTGGATCTGCTCTAACTATGTTGCGTATCCGCTATGGAAGTCCAGAATCTGTTAAATTTACTGAGGAAGTTACCCGAGAGATTGCGCTCGTAGGATGGCGTACTGGAGTGGTGCTGGCACTCGAAAAAGGGCCAGCACCAATCATGGAAGACTCTTTTAAGATTACTGAAGAAATAATTCAAAGAATACCCGAGATAGAGCAGGACGGATACCGCTTAGGAAACATTCTTCCTGGAAAGTTTTTTATCGCCAAATACAGTAAATATATGCAGCGTCTTCGAGAAGTGGATCCTGGCTTGGTATTAAATCTAGAAGTTTCTGGGTGCCGGTTTACACATCACACATCCATTGCACCCACTGGGACTATAGCTATTGCTTTCGCCAACAACGCAAGCAACGGCATTGAGCCTAGTTTTGCGCATCAATATTCTCGGAACGTAGTTGTAGAAGGAAGAGCAAGTAAAGAGGCTCACACGATTGAAAGTTTTGAGTTTCAGTTGTACAAAAGTATGCATCCAGGCGCGACAATAGATAACCTGCCAGACTACTTTGTGACTGCTTCAGAGATTCCTCCGCGTGAACATGTGGATGTCCAAGCAGCTGCACAGTATTGGGTAGACTCATCGATTTCAAAAACGATTAACGTTCCTCAGGATTTTTCGTATGAAGATTTTAAGGATATTTACCTCTACGCATACCAAAAAGGATTAAAAGGATGTACTACGTTTAGATATAATCCTACGAATCAAATGGCTGTTCTCAGTACAGATGCGGATTCGTCGAAAACTCAGTATAAATTTACAACCCGGTCTGGCAAAGAATTTGTTGTTTCGGGAAATGAAAAAGTGAAGTATAATAATGAGATTACGACCGGACAAAACCTCTATAGCTTTTTGAAAGTAGGATCTTAAAAGTCATCAATCGAGGAAAGTATATGTTTGAAATTTTAGAAGAAATAAAGAAAGCAGAAGTCTTGGATGTTTCTGTAGAGAAGAGCGTAAAGCAACGCCCGCAAGTTCTTTGCGGCTCAACATACAAAATAACTCCTCCTAGTGGAGCAGCACTTTATGTCACAATCAATGATATTGTCGATTCAAACGGAGTCCACAAACCTTTTGAAATATTCATTAATTCAAAGAATATGGAGCACTACCAATGGATTGTGGCACTTACACGTGTTATTTCTGCTGTATTTAGATATGGTGAGGATGTTTCATTTTTAGCAGAAGAATTAAAATCGGTTTTCGACCCCAAGGGTGGATATTTCAAGAATGGCAAATGGATCCCGTCTTTGGTTGCAGAGATTGGAATTTGTATTGAAACACATATAGGAATAGAAACACAGCATGCTCCCAAAGAATGTGAAAACTGCGAATGAAATATAGTTGCACAAGAAAATCTAGGAAATAGGGAGATAAAAAAAAGTGATTGAATTTTTCAATAATACTTGGATAAAGTACCTGGAATTAGCGAAAGAGATTTCTGTTTTCCTGATTGGAAGTTTATTCCTTATTTTTTGTTTGCTTTCATCGGTTGTAGGAGCGTTAACAGTAACCTTCCTCCTCGTAAATTTTTTTATGATGTAAAGGAGTATTTATGAATCTCAATATATTTGGTTTTCATGCAAAAACTACTGCAGTCTATCCTCAAGCAAAAACGGGATCGTTGTCGGAGCTCACCTATCTTGCCTTAGGACTCGCTGGTGAGTCTGGAGAAGTGGCTAATAAGATTAAGAAGCTTTATCGAGATGGGGATAGCCAAGAAAAACGAGAAAAACTCTTAGGCGAACTTGGGGATGTCTTGTGGTATTGGGTTAGACTTTGTGATGCATTGGGGTTTGACCCCGACGTTGTTATGAGCCTCGAAGTTTTAAATTTCAATACAAGAAGAAAATATACGGAATCTTCTGAAGGTGGGTTTTCAGAACTTACATATATTACTTTGGGATTAGTTGGTGAGTCTGGAGAAGTTGCAAACCAAGTCAAAAATATTTGCAGAGACAGGAATACCAAAGCTAATCAAGAAAAAATCTATATAAAACTTGGGAGTTTAATGTGGTATTGGGTAATGCTTTGTAATGTTCTACAACTCGATCCTGAATTGGTTATGCAATACAATCTAGATAAGCTGAGTGGTCGCAAATCTCGCGGGATGCTTGGCGGCGACGGCGATCTTAGATAAAAAAATCCTTGGAGGGTCTATGAAAGAACAAGCGATTAAATGGTTTTGTGATTTTAATAATGTGGAAAGTATGAATGATTTGCCTTGGGATTACACTTTTAAAGAAGAAGATTTTATAGATTATTTGATAGATGTGAGCCCAGAGGAGTTTATAGATTTTTGCGCCAATCTCATAAAATCTGAATTATCTTTTGGAGAGAGGGATGAATATAAAAATAATCGATTTTGTTAAAAAACTGGAGGGTACTAAATTATGTGCTTACAAGGATAGTGGTGGTGTTTGGACAATTGGGTGCGGCCATACTGAAGGTGTAAAAAAAGGTGACTGTATCACACAGTTAGAAGCAAACAAGTTTCTTGCAACTGATTTAACATTATTTAATAATGCTGTGAAAGACTTGTGTGGTAATAGGATCAATGAGGAACAAAGTATAGCATTAACATCATTCGCGTTTAATGTGGGCATCAATGCTTTCGCTAACTCTACAATGTTAAAAATGATTCAAAGAAATGAGAACCCTGCGCTTGAGTTTTTGAAGTGGACTATGGTAAATCATAAGTTCAACAAAGGACTTCGAAACAGAAGATTAGAAGAAATGCGTATGTTTCTTAGTAATGGTAATAGTAACCTCCAACCTTTATCATTTTTTGATAATAGCGTTGTACAAAAAATATTAGGAGAATAAAATGAACGATCTATTCAAAAATAGTATGTGTATTAACGAAGTTGAGCTCAGAACTGATGACCAAGGCTACGTTTGCCTTAATGATATTCTAAAGGCTGCTGGCAATCCCGAAGGGAAGAGTTTAGATAACTTCCACAGATTAGACTCTGTAAAAGCCTTTAGAAAACAAGTAGATATAACGAACGTGACCACCACCGTCGTTAAATTATACTACTCTGTAAATAAGGGTAAATCCGGTTCTCTAACTTTTGCAGATTCTCGTTATGCTTTATTGTATGCTGCATGGCTAAGCTCGGCTTTGAATGTTGAGATTCATGAGACGTTCTTAAAGCTTAAGTTGGTACCAGAAGACTTCCTTGTGGACACCTTCTCTAAACTTGACGATGTTGCGCAACAAAGAGTACTTGTTAGACAATTAGGAATTAAAGCACGAAACAGATTGACTAGCGCGTTAGCTGAGCATGGAGTGAAAAGATTATTCGGAACTATCACGGATGATATGTACAAAATCATCCTGGGAGGAACATCAAAAGAAATTAAAGCTGCTCTTGATTTGAAGAAGACAGCTAATTTACGAGTTCATTTAGATTGTGACGAATTAAGAGCAATGGAAGGGGTAGAAACATTGGTCGGTTTAAAGCTTAAGAAATCTACGGAATTCGGAGACTATAAATGCAGGCGTTTCATTCAAAGAGAAACTGAAAAATTGGCTGTGTTTTTAAACGAATAAAATCTACCACATGGATGTGGTAGCCAACTTGGGGAATTGTAATGGCACATGAATTTGAAACGAGATATTTACTTGCACTAAAAAATATATTAACAGGATCTAAAAAAAAGGATAGAACTGGAGCAGGGACCAGATCAAAATTCGGAATCACTTTCGATATAAATTTGAAAGAAGGATTCCCCATACTTACAACGAAAGAAATAAATTTCGAATCTGTGAAAAAAGAGTTACTTTGGTTTCTTCGAGGAGAGACCAATATCAATAGCCTTGGATCGAAGATATGGAATCCTTGGGCGAATGCACATGGGGAACTAGGACCCATTTATGGAAAACAATGGAGGAGTTGGCCTAGTGATGAAGGCCCTATCGATCAAATCGAACAAGTTCTAAGATTAATACGCGAAGATCCAGCTTCGCGCAGAATAGTCGTTAGCGCCTGGAATGTAGCTGACCTTCCAAAGATGGCCTTACCTCCTTGCCATGTTCTTTTTCAGTTCTATGTAGAAGGCGAGAATTTGAGTTGTAGCGTATATCAGCGATCAGCTGATATGTTCCTAGGAGTTCCATTTAACATTTCGTCCTACTCGCTTCTGTTGCACTTAGTAGCTATCGCAACAAGCAAGTACGCGCACAGGCTGGTTTGGCATGGTGGTGATTGTCACATTTATCAGAATCACTTAGATCAAGTAGAATTACAATTAACGAGAGAGCCTTTTCCACCTCCAGGAATTTTAATAACAAAAGAGCACGAGAAAGTAGAAAACTATAGTAGCAACGAAATAATTTTGTTAGACTATGTTCATCATTCAAAAATAAACGCTGA